CCATACTGGTCAGAGACAATAGATTTCTTGGCCACGCAAGGCTGCACAAGCGACAGCTTCTCCTGCATCATGCTAGACGGTGTCGTGCCAGTTACCATGTACGGGTTGCGTGTGGTTCCCACAAACAAAGAATTACCAAACACACCAAGGCCCACAATGGGGTAGTCCGTGGTCAGCATGTATATAGCAGGCCAAGCATGGGGAAGATACGGCTCACAGAACCAGATTTGATTGCCTGTAAACCCAGCCAGCAAGCCGTTAGGCATAGACACAATACCTTGCAATGTGGTTGGAGGTGGCGTGTAGTAGAGGGATTGGAGCGCCGCGCCAAGCTGGGCAGCTGTTTTAGTGTCTACATAAGTTGCCGTGGCAATTGGAATCTCAGCCACAAACAAATAGGAGGCTGTCGTAGCTCCAATCACTGACCGATAGATACGGCGGTGTGTAAAGTTGTAGTTGCCAGAAGGTGGGGTAGAAAAACCTGTAATCGTTACAGAGTCACCTGAGGTATTGACCCCTGAGATAATAGTTGCTGGGCTAGGGGCAGACTCTTCTGCCACAGAACCGAATGTGGTGATATATGTATAGATGTAAGAGCGGTCTTCTGTAGGCGCAGTGCCTGTACCAGCCTTGGTTACTGCTGGTGCACCCGCAGGGACGGGAACACCCATCTCATAATAGTTGTTTGGATAGGGAGCTGTTGCTGAACTGGTAGCGAGCGCCCAGTTAGTTTTTCTAGGGGTAAACCCTGAACTTGTGAAATACAAACGAAATTCGGTCAAGTCAGCCACTGGGCCAGGGACAACGTCTACGTCATAGTTCCACTCAAGCCATACAGGCGATGAGCCGGAGGGCCCACTAAACTTAAATATAGACTGAACACTAGCGCCGCCATTGGGCGTGTACTCTAAGGTTGGAGTTCTCCAAGGACGAATCTCAAGAGACGTCAGCTTGGCATTATTAGCAATCTGGGCTTGGTTTCCCTCAAGCGCAGTGGGACCAGTCCTCGGTACGATACCGGAAAAATTATCAATACGTAAACCGGGCATGATCCCACCTTTTAATTAAGCTTCAGGAGCGGCTTCAGCAGCATCAGCTTTTTTAGCCTTTGTTGCTTTTTTACCACCAGCTTCAATTTCATCTGCCAAGGCTTTGCCATCGTCGTTCAGGTTAAAAACACCGTCATCGTCTAAGCTACCAACTTTTTTACGGGCGGCCATAATGCCTACGATGATGTTGCCAGCGACTAGTTCAGCGCCTGTTGCTTCCATAAATTGATCAAAACCGATTGCCATATTGGCTCCTTTACATTGTTAAAAAACACCTGAGTATTTTCCCATTAAATTGGGTGTGTATCAAGCATAAATTCTAGTACCAGCTTTATCAATAATTAAAGCTTGCTTGCGAGGCTTGGTATCTGGAGTGTTTGGAATACTTAGATGTGTCCATCGGTCAAACTCGCGAATGATTTGATCGTAGGGTAAACCAGAAGCAATAATTGTTTTAACGACTTGATCAGGCGTCAATCCAGGAACCCTGATGTCCACAGCACAACCAATACGATGCTGGCTAGTATCTTTAGAACCCACAGCATCATTGACTTGCTTACTTCTAAAAGCTGAGTTGACCATGACGGGTTTTCCACCAAGTGCAGTTTTAACTTCTTCGAGGAAGGATGCAAGCCGTTTGAGGTTTTCCAATTCGTTTTCATTTGGAATATTGTCAAACTCTCTGTGGTCTGTGTGTGTAAGTTCTTCAAGTGTAAAGTGTTCAGTCAAATTCATTTCTTCACCCTGTCAGCAATTTTTTCCATAGTACGTCCGCCAAAATAAAAACTCATGACCAACATACCCCATTGCCCCAGAAGTTCAACGTAAGCACCACGGGTTTCAAGTTCAAAGATGGATGCAATAGCAAAGCCAGAATATGCAGCCAAAAGAAATATGAGAGTCATGGGGCGAATGTTTTTAGACAGCCATGAGTCACTGGCCATATCGGCTTCAGCACGCCGAGTAACGTTTTCCTGCTCAACTTCAAACAGCTTAGTTTCATTAGCCAGTTTTGCCAGCTCACCATCCTGAACCATCTTGGCCAGTTCAAACTGGGCCTTTGCTTTAGCCTCTGGATCAGGTATCAGTTTGTCGATCAGCTTCCCGCCCACCTGCAGCAACGCATCTAATCCCATCATCTTTACTCTCCTTTGGTTTATCTGTCGTGTCGTCTTGGTTCAGTTTGATACCACTCAGGAACCCAATCATTCCGCCAATTAGGGTACTGAATGCTGGTGAAATCATTTTGAAGATTTCTGCATTGTCCACTTCCTTGGCCCATAGCCCCAACATAAAGCTGACCACCATGCTTAACACGGAGAAACACAGGGTCAGAGTCACGCATATAGTGACGGTATAAACTAGTTTGTCTTTTGTGTTCTGCATCACTCACACCATGATTGTTTGGCATCGCCAAAGTATTCCCTAGCAAAACCATTGTTGATCAAAGCCATTCTGAGACTTTGTTTGTCTAGCAAAATGTCACCCAAAACACGGCCACCATACTTGTCCCAGCTAAAATAAGCAACTTCAATTTTCTTTGCCTTGGCAATCTGTGCCTTTGTAAATTCAGTAGCCTTAGCACCTAATTCTGCTTCTTTTGCGCACTGAGCCCGAAAGGATTTCTCTGGCGTGTCCACCCCGTAAACTCTTACTGCAATTTCTTTTTTCATAGGGTCTGGAACCCAGTTGGCTACTATCGATACAGTGTCGCCATCAATCACACGGGCCACTACAGCCTTGATGGGTGGTGCTGGCTCTGCTGCCATAGCTATAACTGGAAACAATAAAAACAGTTTAAGCATAGAGGTCCAGTTTGCGGTTTTGGAATATCTCAATTCTTAGTTTTGCTTGCTCTGCATTCTTTGTGTAAATCTCAAAGGCCAAGTCTTGAATTGCAATCTGGGCTTTCTTTTGCTCTAGCGCTGCTTGTTGCATCTCTTGCTGCTTTAGCATTTTGCGTTCGACCAAGTCATATTCCTGAGGGTATCCAGAAGGCATAACCATGGGAAACATTCTGATTGTATCAATCGTCATTTCTTCTCCCTTTCTGCCGCTCTGGCGTAGTAGTAAAGAACCTTGCCACGTAACTCTGCGCTGTCCGCAACACCTGCCCACATTGCTAAATTGTTCCAAATACCTGCAAGTTGTTTAGTATTACAAGCATCACCATTTGTAGTCAACCACCGAGACAACTGCATGTGGCGCAGCGTTGGTTCACTGATCCAACTTACTGCGTAAAAATCCGTAACAACGCATCTCTCGTTTGCAGTAGCCCCTGCCAGTAACAGCAACCATGGTAGGAGCAACCAACGCATGTCATTTGTGCCTCTATAAGCCTAAGAACTTTTGAATAAAGCTGGCTGCAACGCCTGGCCCAAATAGCACAGCAATCATGACTGCATAGAGCATGTATTCAACATGTTTCATACGGTCTTTGTTACGATCTAATTTGTCTTCAATAGATCGGTAGCGTTCAGCGCAGACAGCTTCATGCACGGCAAGTTTTGTTTCTACGGTGTCCATTCACTTCAAATTCCTAAGTTTGTACAGCGTGCTTAAATATTGAGCAACGGCTTCGTCAAGAATGTTTTGAAGCGCAGTATCTGTTTTGTTAACTGCTGTATAGCGTAACTTTTCTACTGAATCCAAATGACGAGCCAATACATCAGCTGGCTCACCAGTGTCTGTTTCTTCCAGCATGGGGATATCTTCAATGATGCCGTGACGCCCTTGGTAAGCTTCAGTCAAAGAATCAGCAATATCCACAATACTGGGATAGAACTCCCCCAGCGCCATGTGCTGAGAAAAACTTGTTGTGCGCAAGTGTGCTCTATGCGCGTATTCGCGGCTTAAGAACAGCAGGGCAATCAATCGTCCAATCATGTCAACTCCGTAGTAGGAATCATAGACGCAAGATTAGCTACAAGCCTGCTGTCCGTAGGGTTGAATTCTAAAGCTTTTTTACAAAATTCAATAGCAGAATCTTTAAGCCCAAGGTTCCATGCAGCGATGCTGGCAAGGTCATACGGCTTCTCAGTCCACACCGATGGGTCCATCGTATACACCAACTCTTTGTTTTGGATGTTTAGCGCAGATAAAGCAGCAGCGTAGGACTCAGCCCACATCGATCTGCGGTAGCACTGCATAGATAATTCCACCCATGGCTCACGAGTTCCGGGGGCTTCAGCAACAGCAAGGCGTGCCCACTTCAGAGCTTCTTCTGAGTGACCTAGTTCATCGTGAGATTTCGCTAAAAGACGCATAGCGTAGCAACGCTCGTTCTGCCAGTTGGCTTCAGGCATGTCTAGGTATCTGTCAAGCGCAACAATCGCATCTTGCCAGCGGTAGTAGAAGGTCAGCTCACGGGCATGGTAAAACGCGTTACGTGGGCAACGTGGGTCTTCTGCTACAGCCAGTTCCAGCAGTGGCATGTACTGTCCACGAGATTTTGTAGGGTCAGGATGGTGGCTGACTAACAGCATATCTGTGTGGGCGTAAACTTCCTTGGTACGGTTGTCAGCTCGGGGGTACTCATGAACTGGGTGGTGCCAGTGGTAACCGGTGCGGTGGTGAATCTTTTCGTAGAAAAAGCTAATTCCACAACCCCAGTCGAATTTATAGCGTAGACGGGTTGTGTTATCTGTCCAAACACGTTCAATCTCTTCCCGCCAGCCGGGTTCCATGACTTCGTCCAAGTCGAGGGAGATGCAGACATCAAAGTCTCCAGGGATCAGGTTAAGGGCAGTGTCACGCGCCTTGTCAAAACGCCAAGGTCTAACGGCAATGTCATGTACTGTAATGCCCAAAGAACGGGCAAGACCGACAGTGTTATCTGTAGACCCAGTATCAGCAATAAGAACAAGGTCGGCATTTTTGGCAGACTCGTAGAAGCGTTCTACAAATTGTTCTTCATTTTTGCTGATGGCATAAATGGCAATTTTCATGTGTTTCCTTTAAGAAAGTGGGTCGGTTGGCCACACCACCGTCTTTATATCAGAATACGTTTTGGTTATGTCACGTAAGGCTTGGCGATATGCAAGTACTGCTGCAAACTTGTCTGCTGTCATTGTGTTGGGCAGGTTTTGTAAGTCTTCTTCCTGCTTGCGCTGCAGAACCCAGTCTGTAACGTACAACTTAGCGTTACGGGTTTCTACCAATGTCAGGGCCGGAACTGCAGGATTTTCGATTTCGTCTTGAACAGCTGCTGTTTCGATTTTGTCTAAATTCTCAGCAACCCAAACCATCTCATGCAAGTCTGCTCCAGACTTAACTTGCCCATCAGCGTACTCCACGACGAAGATACTGCGGTCTGGCTCGTAAGCAAAAATACGAACTGTGTCGGAGTAGGGAAACTGTGCCCCGTACTTGAATGCATTGACCGAGGAGAAAACGTGGTCGACACCGTTAATTCTGCAGCTGGCTGCGTTGTTGTAAAAGTCAACAGTAAGGTATGTATGAGCCATGGTAAGTGCCTTTAGGTAACCAATTGGATGAATGCAAGTTTGATACTTGCAGGAAGTGCGTCTGAGGTAACGGACCCGCCTTCTACAGCATGCGTGTGAGTAACGGTTGACTGCCCGTGTTGTTTATATATTTGCGTGTAATAGACATCACTTCGAGCGTAGTGCGCATGGGTGTAGGGATCAGAAGCGGCAGTTGGGCCGGTCGTAGCGTAGGTGGTGGTCTCACTGGTTACAGTACCGTGTGCGGTAGCAGCCGATGTGGCATACCCAATGAAGTAACCTTGCATGTCGATCGTGCCATTGGTGCCGTCGCAGACCTTCCAGTAGGTTGGCAGCAAAGACAAGTTTCCGCAATACATCACAACCGTAGCGCTTTTTGGCAATTGTCTGGAAGCTGCAATCCACAGCTTGAGGAGCTTTCCCTTGAGGGCAGAAATCGAAGCAGTAGCTGATACCACGTGGGTATGAGTAGAGGGCGATGCAGATGATGTATAGCTAGTTTGAAGACTAAATGGTTGCGTGCCGCTATAGTCAGTATACGGTGGGTTACCGTGGAAATGAGAATTAGAAGAGTACGTCGCAGCAGTGAGCGTAATGGTATGGTTCACAGCTGCGTTGTCTACTACTGAGCTACCGCCCGAGATGTACCGATTAGACGTGGCTGCAAGCTTCTGTGTCCCGCCGACCAGATTTGTTTCGTTGATGTGGATTGTGTTCGCGGGGAAAAACCTTTGCTCCGTTGTAGTACGCAGCATCGTAATGGTTGTGCTGATCGGCTTCATCTCAGTGCTGGTAGTGCCGCCAGCTGTTATGGCATGCGTATGCTCTCCTGCGCTTCTTCGAGCCGAGCCTAGCGATCCAGAGCCGCCAGCTACAGAAACGCTTGCAC